CACTTTACCGACATTGGATGGTGTAGATGTCATAGCCAATTTCGCAGAAGGTCAAGACCCTATCGGTGATAGTATTTACGCAGTAGCAACGGCAACTGGACAGCATGATGCAAGGGCGTGGTCAGATGAGACTATTAATGAGCCGGGTGAATTTTACGAGGTCAAAATAACAGGTCGCGGTCAGTTCATGCTGGGGCTTTATTCCGTAGCGGATGGCGATTTAGCAGAGATTCAAAATAATACCGGTAATGGTCACACAGGGTACAAATGGGCTAATGCTTTCTATAACTATGGTTCTTACATAGCGCCTTGGACAACATACGGCTCTAATTCTAGTCTATCGTACGGACCAGGATGGCAAACAACCGCCCAAATGATGCGCTATAATACGATTGTTCAAGATAATCTTGAAAATGCTAACCCTGCGAATCCCGCTTTATTTAAAGTGGGTATTAACGCACAAGGCTATATTGCTGTTTATTATTTCGATGAGGGCAGGACTAACGAATATGTAATGACGGCTAGGAGTTCTTATACTTTACCTTCTGGTGAGTATGGATTGATGGTTAAGTTGGTTAACGGCGCAGTTCAGTTAACAGAAACACCAAAACGGACAGCAGTAGACCCAGCAGCGCCTATATTGACCTATCATTTTATTGAAAGCCCTGATAATGTTTTTCAATATCCTTTATTTTCTACAGAAGAAGAAGCGAATTATTTTGATAGTGTAAATGGTGGAACGGGTACAAGTCATACTCATACATTCGCAGATGATTTAACAAGCGCGACTTGGTACATGCCCGACAACGGCGGAACTATGACGGCAACGAGCGCACCAACCGACACTATTGACGCAACTTATAATGAAATTTCTAGTTTAACGGATGCAGATTTAGTACCCACAACGTTTGCAGCTAACAACATCACACAAGAAGAAGCAACGAGTGTAAATATACAAGTTACGCCAGCAGGTGCTACTTGGTCAAGTTCGGTAAATATAACCCCCGCTGGTAGTGGGTTAGTTTATGATGGCAGCAGTTTGATACAAGGCACCTTAGCAGATGTTGGAGCAGATACGGTTTACACGGTAACTGTAACGCGCGCTAACTCTTACGGAAGCTCTGTTGGCACAATGACTATTACAGCAACAGATGTACCCGTTGTAAGCTCTTTATTAACGCCTTGGAGTAAAGCGGTGGTTATTAATGGAGCTAACGAGTATTTAATACAAGTAAGTAATAGTAATTCTTTTAATCCCATGAATATGGGCGGCATGAATAACGATGTTTGGGGCGCCACTAATGGTAAAACTTCTACAGATACAGATGCCAGACCTTGGAGTATTTCGCAAGTAGTTTATATTGATAACTCTAAACCTCAATGTTATTTTTCGCAGGCTGAGAACTATGCTAATGATAGAATCTCTTTAAGTACTCACGAAGCTGGTGCAGGCTCTAAGATAGAATTTTATTGGGGTCGTTCTACAGGTACAAACGGAGCTAACAGTAATGGTTGTCAATTCTTGTTTGATAAGCCTGCCGATGGTTGGTACGGATATTATATTGATACTACTGGCTTCAGGCCTAATCAAGCTCAGTCAACTGTGTCGGCTTTAGGTGACAACTTTAGATTTAAGCAAGTTAATTTATCGACAGGAACGGTAACAGATATTACTGGCACTTGGACGATAGTTGGTGACGGTAGACTTGATCGCAGTCTTAATGGTGACTTTTACGTAGGCAGGGAGTCGGGTAGTCAGTCATTCAATAGCAATCAGTCTTTGAAAGTAGCGTCTACATTAATATCTACACTAAAAAGAGATTTCTTGCTTCCAGATGATACAGAAATATCAATGCAAGTGAGAGACCCTCAGCAATGGGTGATTGATTACAGGGATGGAACTCAGCAGAGACTAGCATACAATAACACTCCGTATGCTTTTGATACATATCCAGAAAGATGTGTTTCATTATGGTTGATGGGAGATGGTGCTAGTGATAGTTATTCAAATAATGTCAGAAATGACGTTAAGGCCGCTGATCAAAACTACACAATGCTAAGGCTACAGAATATGGTATCTAACGATATTGAAACTGTAAATATATCAGGTTTGAGCTAAAAGGGTGCGCGTTTTGATTAATATCAAAGCGCGCTATATAATGATTAAAATTTAATCGAGTTAAGAAAATGGCTTTAATCCTAGAAGACGGAACGGCACTACCAAATTCAAATACCTATGTTTTAGAAGCTACGTTTAGCGCGTGGTTGATTAGCATGGGTTACACAATTACAAAACCGGCAGAAGAGTTACTATTAAATGCAATGGTGACTATTGAGGTTCAAAACTATAAAGGCTCAAAGTTAACTAAGGCGCAGTCGTTACAGTGGCCCCGCTCTGGTGTTCAGGTTGATGGCTTTGATATTGACGAGGACGAAATACCAGCTCAATTAATTAACGCTCAAATGCAATGTGCTTATGATATTGACCAAGGCAATAACCCAAGCGCAATCGGTACACAAGCAATCAAATCAACAAAAAGCAAAGTGGATGTAATCGAAAAAGAAATTCAGTATCAGGACAATACAAGTTCAAGCAATTACAATGTCGCGTTATACGGCTATCTAAGTAAGTTGCTAGCTAACGGCTCAGGCATGGGCATTGCAGCGGTAATTTGTTCATGAGCGCCTTCTATGATGAGATGCTTATTGTTGCGACTGACTTACTTGCTGAATTTGGTGCGCCTGTAACTGTTAGCGTGTTAACCGGTAATGCTTATGACCCCGTGACACTAACCAACGGCGAGACTTTCACAGACTCAATCGGTAATGGTGTGACCGTCCCAATTTCAGCAAAAGAGATGCAAAACTCATTAGTTATGGCGGGCGATATGAAGTTGATTATTGAAAATGTTGCACTTGCTCCAGCTGTAGGCAGTACCGTGACAAATAACGGCATTAAGTATCGTGTTGAGATGGTCGAGCCTTTGAGCCCCGCTGGAACAAACTTAATTTACACCTGTGTGTTGAGGAAATAACATGGCGCAATCAGATATATTAAAAGCGTGTAATGCGATATTGAATACACTGCCTGCCTTTCCTGTTGCATGGCAGAACGGGCAAACTGATCAAACAACCACGCATTATCAGCAGTCGTTTCTACCGGTTGAATCGACCAATATTAGCGTTAGTTTTGAAGGCGCCCAAGAATTAACAGGCATCTACCAAGTATTAATTGCAATCCCTAAAAACACAGGCTTAGCAGATAGCGCAACGGGTGAGATGGATTTGTTAACTAAGTTTAGTCGAGGCACTGCGCTCAATTTTGGCGGGCAGGTTGCGGAAGTCGATCACACTTATATTGAGGGCGGCTTTGCTGATGGTGAGTGGTTCATTATTCCATGCTCAGTTTATTATAGAGGGTTTTTTGGTGGGTGATTTATCTAAGGCAATGCACGACTTATCCAAGCAATTGAAAATGGATATTCACGATGTAATGTCGTCATCTATTTTTAATGTGTCTAAATCGGCCATTAATATGTCGCCAGTTGATACGGGCAGATTCAAAGCAAACTGGTACGCCTCAATAGCTAAACCGATCAAAAAAACAGCGAAAACAAACAGAAGAAAACCATTGGTTACATTGGGCGAAAAAATAGAAGGCGCAATTTCAGCACAAGAAAAGTTCTTTTTAAGTAATAATCTTTCTTATGCTCAGTCATTAGAATACGGCAAATCGAATCAAGCGCCAGAGGGTGTTTTACGTGTCAGTGTATTACGTGAAATCAAAAATTTAACAAAACTATTAAATAGTGATAAAATTGTCACAGGTGGCTCGGGCAAACGCTGGAGCTAATACAAATAAAAGGGTTTAATTATGTCAAACGTACAAACAACAGCAGGAACAACTTTCGCGGTAGTCTCCGGTATTCCAGCAACTTATGACTCAGCGGGTTTTGCTGCTCTTACTTGGGTTCCGGTTGGCGAAGTTACAAACATGGGTGATATTGGCCCAGAGTTTACATTGGTAACTTATGACGCAATCGGCAATCGAATCACTAAGAAGTTAAAAGGTCAAGTTGATATGGGTTCGCAATCCATTGAAGTTGGTCGAGATGGTACAGATGCGGGTCAAGTAATATTAAAGGCGGCGGTTACTATTGGCAGTGCTTCTGAAGACTCGGTGCATTCTTTTCGAGTTACTTATAAAGACGCATCTATAGAGTATTACACAGGCTTACCGATGTCTTACTCAACTAGCCTAGGCGATGCTAATCAGGTAACTTCTGCTTCTATTGCAATTGAACTTGATAACACTATTGTAGAGGCAT